CAGCTACAAAAGAATTGATAATATTTGACATGATTAAGCTCCAAAGACCTTATTGTAATATTCGGGGTTTGATTTAGCGAAAAGGTTCAAGGCTTCTGAATAGCTAACTGATTTCTCACTAGCTAGTTTTCTTACTTCTTGGTCAAGGGTAGCCTTGTTAATCTCTTGACCACTTGCACCATGACCAACCTCTACCAATGGCACAGCACTGTTTGAAGGTCGCTCTGAGAACATAGTCCAAAACTCACCTTGAAGTTCACGAAGTTCAAAGGCCTTGCCAGCAACTTCAACTTCACTTGGTGTGATCTTGCCTTCATTAAGAAGAAGATTGACCGCTTCACGCTTTTCAACTTCTTTCTTTTCGGCTTCAATAGCTTCAAGACGCTGTGATAGTTTAGCATTGTTTTCACGCAAGGCTTGGACTTCACTAAGAAGGGTTGACTCAGTCAAGGTCTCACTCATCTTGTAAGACTTCTTCTCTTCATCTTCCATCATCTTTTCAGCTTTATCTTCTTCTTTAGACTCCGCCATCTTTTCGGCTTTGTCTTCTTCTTCCATCATGGTTTCTTCTTTTTCGTCAACCATTGCGGCTTCTGAATCTTCCATCATGTCCTTCATTTTCTGTTCAAGCTCCTTGACCAATGCGTCTTTAGCGACAAGCATTTGACGAAGTTCTTCAACAGATAGGGCTTCAATGTTATCCATTGAGGTTGTCCTTTCGTTTAAGAGTACACGACCAATCTTATCATTAGACTGTGCAGGTCGTGGAGTAAGGGTAATTGCTAAAAGTTGAGCACTTCCAATGGGGTCTCCACCATCACGGGCGAAGACATCACCAACGATAAACTCAGGTGAAGACCAAAGAACACCACCTGCAGACTTGACCACGTCAAGGCCTCTTTCATTATAAGCTGGTGTTGCGTAAAGGCCATCTTCTCGAAGTTCAATGTCTACGATCAAGCCAAGTGCGTTCCCACTTTCGGGTGGTGCTGGGTGTCCACCTTGGAAGGGGCTTGTTGCATGCTGCCAATCAATAATTACAGGATCAGCATATTGACGTTTTTTAAATACTCGTATCATTTCACCAAGAAGTTCATGGTCTATTTCTTGGCCAATGTTTTCACCGTTCATTCTAGAAGACACTTGACCAAGGGCCAAAGTCTTGAACGGTTTACCAATGGTTAAGCCTTCGGGCAAGTCATAAGATGGTTCTCTAAGGTTGGTGAGCTGGATTGCTTCACCATAAGCACGAAGTGCTGTTTGCTTTTCATCTGCTCTTTTCATTTGGTTCACAACTTTCCTTGCAAAAGAATAACCAGCATCACCGCCCCAACCTTGCCAAGCCTGCCAACCCTTCCCTTGGTCGCTCCAAGTTGAACCTTGTTTGTCAACTTCATGACGGGTGAAGTAGGCAAGCATACGCTTCACTGTTTCGGGTGAAAGTGTTTTTCCATTGGCTAGGTCTCTAGCTCTAGCAATTCCCACAGGTGTCATACCACGCTGTGAAGGTGGCTTTGTTGCTCTAACTTCCAAGGCACGTTTGGCAGCGTCTTGTGCTCCCTTTGGTGGTGTGAAGTCAATGTGGCTGTATTTGTCAGGTATGGCCAAGGCTTCAACCTTGGCTTCAACTCTTTGTCTGTGGCCTTTGGGTAAAAGGTCAAGGTCGGTTGTGTAAGACTTCTTTCTCTCACCTGTACCGACCAACTTAAGGAAGGTTCTTACTCTTGCCAATGCCCATTGTGTCCTTGTCATACCTGGTCGATGACTAACAGAAAAAGCACCTGCCCCACGTCTAAAGACTGCCTTTAACATGCCAAGGTCTACTTGCTTAGACTGAGACTTGTATCTTTTATTGTGTCGGTCTCTTAGGTTCTCAAGTGCTTTGACTGCGCTATCACCAATCTCTATTCCACCTCTTGAGCCTGAAGCACTACCCTTGGGATTGGTCTTACTTCCCTTGATTTGGTCTTTCTTGGGTGCTGGTGTTTGTGCTTCTGTTCTAACCATTCCGTCTTCTCCTAATGAGCTGTTCAGCAAGGGAAGCTACACCACCACGACCGCCTATTGATGATGTTCTTTCAATGGCTGTTCTTTGTGCATCTTCGGGCAAGTCACCTGCACCAAGACGTTCTCTTATTGCTCTTTCAAGTTCATCATCGGGAGTGAGTAAACCACTTTGCACAAGGCCAGGCAGCATTCCCAATGATTCTGCAAGGTCATCTGTGTCAAGTCCTGTGTGCACTAGCTTTGGAAGTTTGGAGGGGTCGACCATGCCAAAGTTCCAACGGATCAAGCGGCCAATAGTTCCACCGCCCCTTCGATCAACTCCACTGACTTGACTAGCTACAAGGTCACAAAGGTTGATGGCTGCCCTTCTGAAAACAGACAGATGAACTTCCCCAACGCTTCTTGCCCCTGTTTCAGTGTTGCCAAGGTCTGCAAACTGAGTGAGGAAGGCAGCACTGATTTGTCCATCACACTTGGTGATAATGTCGATTGGTCCACTTGCATATAAGTTGGGCTGTACTGCGTAAGTGTCAAAGCTAACAGCACCATTTTCTACCAAATAGCTTTGTTCTGCACTGATAAAACTTTGGGCTTGTGCTTCGGCATCATCAAGCATTGCATCAATGTCACCATCTGTTAAGCCTAGCTCCTCAGCTTTGGAGCGGTCGACTTTCACCTTTGGTGTGGGAACCGCCCAACGGTCAAGACCAACGCACATGAGATTAGACACACGTTGTTTAGTTCTCCACCACCACCAAACAGGCCTTAACATTCCTACCCCTTCAAAGTTGCTTCCTGTTCTGTTCAAGGTAAGCAGTAACAACTTGTTTGCTGGGATTGGTTCGGGTGTGTAAGTCAAGCCAACTGTGTTTTGTAGTACACCATCAAGATGTTGATTGTCTCTACTTAACCACTTTTGATGTGCACTTGGTTCTCTGTCTGCATAAAGGTCAAGCCATACTCTAACCTTGCCTTCACAGTCAGACCCAACACGATAGATTTCTTCAGCATATCTGTAACCAAGTGGTATGAACTCGAACAGGTAAGACAGCTGGTCTTCCCAAGATACTGACATTTGGCCGCTGTAACCATCAAAGCCAAAGGCTTCATTTGCAAAGTTGGCTAATCTTTCAGCTACAGGGTCATTCTCAAGGCCTGGTATGAATCGCCAAGTAGCACTTAACAAAGTTTGTCTTAGCATGTGCCAAGACCTTCTTACTATTGGGTCAGTCCTTAACATCTCTTCAGCTTCACTTACCCAATTAAGGCCCGTAAGCTGTGGATTGTTTTCTTTGCCTGTGATGACACCACCGCCAAGCTGTGTTCCTGTTATGCCCTTAGTAACAAAACGTGGTGACAGTGCCCTAAGGTGTCTAGGTGTCTTATCTTTGCCTTGTTGATCCATTGGCTACTCACTAGTGTGTTGGTGTCTCTTTTAACATATAAGCACCTATAACATAATTTATCAATAAAAGGTTGTTCAGTATAAAATCAAGTGATATATGAAGGCAGCTCAAGGTCTTTTCATTTCTTTCAATGAATTTAGGACAAGTTTAATATGGCCTTGGGCTATCCCTTTGGGATCCATTCCTCAACCTTTGGGTGCAAGATAACCTGCTCTTCACTTTGTGTTTTGATCGGGTGTTGATTGGCAAACATAGAAAGTTTATCAATAACCGCTGTCTGAAGTTCCATAAGCTGGTCAGTCTTCAACTGCATTTGGATTTGTGCATCACGAAGTCTTGCTATCAGTGCCTCTCTGTCAGCATTTGCACTCGCTAGTTTGTCTTTCAACTCTTCCACTTCTGAAGGGTCACGACCGCTAGCAATGGCCACCATGCTTGAAATACTGCCTGTGATGACACCAAGTATTCCCACTAGCACATCTCTGTTTTCATCAACTATCTTGACATAGGTTAAGAACAGAATAAGGGCCACAACCAAGATTAAGAAGAAGACTGAAAACCACCAACCACGCCTTGCTTTTTGATCTTTGGTGAATTCAACATGACTCTTTTTCTTTTCATCTTTCATGGTATCAACTCCATTATGTTTTGAATCAGTTCGGCTATGGGGTCAATCCACCCAAACCATATTTCAAGGCCACTCATAAGACGCTTATGCTTATCGAGCAAGGCAGGACCAACCATGGTGACTAAGCAGCAAATAAAAACAAGTGCTGTCCTGGTTAATAAGAACCATATCCATTCTTTCAACTTCTTGTCTCTCATTCTGCTTTTTATTCGTTTAGGTCCACCAAGACGCTTAACCTTCTCACTGCCCTTGGGTGGTTGAAGACTTTCAATGGTTGAACCAACTGTGTAGATGATTTGGGTTTCTCTTACACCTTTGAACCTGTATTCACCTGCTAAAGCATACCTTGTGCCCTTTGGGGTAAACCTATTCGTTCTGTGCTTGACTGCTTTCATGGCTTCTTGGGTTAAGAGGACTTGACCCGCTCCACAAAGTGACATGGTCCTTGCTGCTATGTTCTTAGCGACCCCTTCAAGCTCCACTTGCTTTGCACCGCCCAAGGTGTAAATTTCATCTTGCTTGACTTCCACCACAATCCCCCAATGAATCCCAATCCTACATTGCAACTTGGTCTTTGGTGGTATGTGCTGTTGATAGTGCAAGGCAAAGTTCACAGCATCAACAGGTCTTTCAAAGGAAAGTAAAAAACCATCTGACCTGTCAATCTCTCGACCATTAAACTTGAGAATCAAGGAACGTGTTAGTCTGTCATGGTATTGCAACCATTTTGCGGCCTTCATAGCACCAGCATGTTGGACAAACTTGGTAGACCCAATAAGGTCAAGAAGAACTATGGCCAGCCTGGTTTCTATAAGTTCCATTAAAAGCTCCTTACTTTTGACCCCCCAACACTAACATGTCTTTTTTCTCTTGTCTTTATTCCGCCCCTTGGTTTATAGCCTTGGTCGACTGCAACATCATTCCAATTAAAGATAATACAGTCATACCTTAAAGCATCAAGGGGGTCTTCCCTTCCATCTTTCTTGGGTTGTTCCTTGTTATCCCAAGCATAAGACAGCAAGGCCTTCCTTATGCTGTTACCTGTCACACGTTCCCCACGTTCCCAAACTTCCTTGGTTATCAAGTAGCGTCTTGAATTGAAGGCACGTTTCAACCGCTGCACACCGTTCAAGATGTCCACCTTGATTGGATCAGTGGTTGATCTTAGTGGAAGACCAAGACCCAAAGGTGGTGGTTGTCTCATTACTCGGAAAGCACTTTTTCCCGTTTGGTCGTTCCTTGCCTTGCCTGCCTTGTCTGCTACCCCTGTGTCTAACCATATTCTATCGCTTGGTGCTTGGTCTTTTAGTGACCTTGGCCAAGCTACTGAAAGGATAAGTGCTGTCAACTGTTCTGTGGTCACCTCCTTTGGGTTGAACTCGTGACATATTATATCAGCTTCAAGGTCTTCATCATGGCAAATAATCAACACGCTTGGTTTTCTGAATCCCCAATCTATGGCGATCCTTCCTGTCATGGTGGGCTTGTAAGTCCAATCTTCAATAATGTGGCCTTCTGTGAACTCTTGATAAATCAAGCCCGTTGGTGGTTTGGGCTTATTCATTATCATTGCTTCACGTTCTTCGGCAGGTAGTAGCTTGGTGGCTTCAAACCATTCATCAGCAAGGTTGTCTTGGTTGACATAGCTTGTGAACAACATAGGAATGTAGCCAGCGTTTTCCGCCATCGAGCACCACCAAGCATCTGCCACAGGTAAGCCCACCAATATCAAGATTGGTGAAGGGCCAGCACGAAGACGGCCAAGGGCTTTATGTGCCACCTCCATGTCAAGGGTTTGACATTCATCAATAAGGCATACACCGCTTGTGATATTTAAACCTTCAAGTGGGTTGTGGGTAGCGTCTCTTGTTCCTGGTCGATAGTAGGAACGACACCACACCGTTGAACCTGTGGAGGGATCAAGCCATTGCTTGTTGGTGTGGTTGTAAGTCCAACCAAGTGGAGACAACCACTTTTGCATTTCGGGCATTAAAACACTGTTGTATCTTGGTGTGGTGTCAGTGACTACCAAGGTGGAAGTGCCTGGTCTTGTCTTGGCAATGAACAGAATGGAGAAGACCAAAGCACAAGTCTTTCCACTACCCCAGCCACACCTTGCACTGATTACCTTCTGTTCATCTTTAATGGCTGTGATGATTTGTCTTTGTAGTTCGTTTAGTTTGATTGCTGTCATAATATCTGTTATTCATGGCTTGAGGGAGTGTCATGCCCTTGAAGGTCTCCTAGTCTTCTAGGTTGATTGGTCCTTCACAGTTTCTGTGTTAATACACTTCTCCTGTGGCTGTGAAGGACCTTTCTTAATTTGTTCAAGCATTGATAAGACTTCGCTAGTCCCATCAGACTTGCTTGTAGTCTCCATCTTGATTTCTTGCTTTGCCCCCCAACGGTCGGGAAAGCGTCTTTCAAGAATCCAAGCTGGTGCTCTCCAATCATCACGAGTGATAGCCATTCTCATGATTTGGTTTAGAAGGGCTTCTTCTGCTTTGGCCATAGCTTCATCACAAGCAAGGGCAAACTGCTCATCTGCATTGTACCAATTATAATACGTTCCTCTACTAATACCTGACTTGAAGGCACTTGCTTCAATAGTGTTTCCAACCTCTAGGTGGTCAATCACACTTTTCTTGATGGTGTCTTTAGTCTTGGATAGCTTCGGGCTTTTTCTCTTGGTCGCTGTTTTCTTCTTTGTTCCAGCCATATAGTTCACCGTATGCTTCATGGAGGGTTGACATAATATAATTGTAAAGGTCTTGACTCTCTTTTGCCAAGTCACCTTCAAGAATCACTTTCTCTTTTAATCGCTTGCTTAATTCTACAAGGTCAGTGATTACGCGCGCGTGTGTGTGTGCAAGTTGTTTACTATTATCCATTATCTTCTCCCATCATGGCCTTCATGGTTATGGGGTAAAGCTCAAAAAGGTCTTGTTTAATTGCTTTGGCCATCAACTGTGTTTCAATCTGTGCATGTTCATCAAGACGCAACTTTAAGAACTTGACCCAATTGTGAACGCTGCCTGTCATGTAAAAGGTGGTGTAAAGGGCTTGTGGTAGGATAGCCCTTGCCATCTCCCTTGCTACCCCTTTGTCAAGTAGGCTGTGATAGTGCTTTAATGTTTCAGCTATGCAATGGTTGAAAAGATCATGACAGGCTTCTTGCTCGGTTGTAGTGCCTTCACTGCATTGAAGGTTTAACTTGCTTTGACCTCTAAAGACCATAGGCTTCCAAAACTGAAGGTTGTCTGCAGTATACCGCCTTGACACTTCATTGTAAGAAAAGGTTCTGTGTCTCATCACCTGACTTCTGACAAATAAAGGAACGGTACACCTAAAGGTTGCTTGCATGTGCTCAAAAGGTGAAGTGTGATTATGACCCACCAAGAAGTTGATAAGGTTCTTATCTCTGGCAGTCAGTTCCTTGCCTTTGCTGTCTTTTAAGAATGATACTCTAGCAGCATTGACAGCACTTTTGTCTGTTCCCATATGGTCAATAAGTTCCACACTTCCAATTTCATCTTCATATATGTAATGAATCATGCTTGTTTAAGCTCCTTCAATAAGTCTCTATATTCTTGTTGGTATTGCTTTTGATACGCACGATGGCGTTCAAGGTTGTTTTCCTTCCACCGCTTGGACCGTTGCCTTTGACGTTCCTTGACTTGTTCATCATGCAGCCTCCTTTCCTGTGGTGTAAGATCATAGACACCTGTCTTGCGATAACCACGCTGTGAATTAATGCCCTTGATGATTGGTTGGATAAACCA